ATGAAGGCAGCCATCACCAGGCTCTTGCCCCCGGCGGTCGGGATCACAATACAACAGTTGCCGGATTTTTTCTCGTAGTATTCGTAAATCGCGGCAATTGCAGCTTTTTGATATGGGCGCAGGGTCAGCATGGCGCGGCCTCCGTGGTACGGGCATCATTTGACCAGGAGGCGCCATCGGCCATGCGGTAGGTGACGATGTCGTCACCCGCATCGATGACCTCACCCGGCACGAGATCGGGGATGAAGAGATGTTTGCCGCAAGCAGCCCGCTGCTCGGCAGGCGCCAGCATTCTGTCATGGCGCGCGCAGTGCCATCCGCCATCGACAGCGGTAGAATGCAAACATGAACGACACGTCACAGCTGCCCCGCCACCCTCATGGCAAGCAGCTTGGTGATCGCAAAAACGGCATTCAAACCAAGCAGGATCTTCGCTGATCCGCGCGGGCGGATGCTGGGCAAAGATGACCCGACCGGCCTTTTCTAGCAGGCGTGTGGCCATCGCGCTGTCGGCCTCGATGCGCTCGATATGCAGCGTGTCGGTGTTCTTGCAGACCGCCATGTAGAACGCGCGGGTGATGCCCGTCAGGTGCATGTAGATCTGCATCTGCGCGGCATGCTGGGGCTTCGATGCCACGACGCCTTTGGCAGTCAAATCGGCAAAGCTCTTTGCGCCGTGTGTCTTGAACTCCAGCACATGCCAGGTCTTCGGTGCTTCCAGCAGCCCTATGGCGACCCCATCCAGCGAACCGCCGAAATGACCACCATGGGCCTCAATGCGGATTTGCCGCCCTGTCTCTGGATCGACTTCCAGCACGGTCGCGCCAGTGGCGCGCAGGTTGCGGACCATACGGTCTTCCTCCTGTTGCCCGGTCTCAAACAAGCGCAGCAGGCGGCCGGAAAAGCGTGACGGCGTCACCCAGCGAAAATCATACCAGAGCGCACGGGCACAGGATTTACCAATGATCGACGCACCAAGGTGATCGCGGAAGCCATCGCCCTGGCGGGCCTCATAATCTGCGTAGATCGCCGCCAGCGTCGGCGTGGGTGGTGCGGGAAGATCAGCCATTACAAGCCCTCCCGTTCGCTGCGGGCTTGGGCCTCGGAAAGAATGCCGTTCCAAGTCTCGGGGTCATGGCGCTCACGCAGCACGCCGATCAGGGCATCTTTCAGCTTTTCACGGCGACGGCGGCCGGTGCCTTTTGCTAGCAACTCGGCCCGTTCGCGGCTGAGATGCCGCAGCGCGGTGCGGGCCCGGTGGAACCAGTCGGGGTCGATGGGCTTGTGGCCGCGTTGGCGTGCCAGATCGGCGGTTGCGATCTGCGTGCGGATTTTGGCGATATCGTCGTCGAGGTCGATCAGCCGCCGCTGGTCATCAGGCAAGCCGGGGCTGATCACAGCCACAGGGGCTGTGTTTTTCAGGTCAGTCATGGGATTTTCCTTAGATGGGGTTGGGCGCTGCGCCGTCAGTAAGGGATGCGGAGCAGCGCGATTGGTCAGCCCTTCTTGTTCCAGGGCGCGGAGCCCATCTTGGGCGGGGCGGAAGCGGCCTGCGTTGAGGGCGGTGCTGCAGGGGCTGCGGCAGATTTTGCGGCAGATTTTGCGGCAGCGGCCGGAGCGCCCCCACCTTCGGGCGGCAGATAGGCGATGGCGTTACTCTCGCCGTAGCCGTTCTTCGGCGGCTTGATCTTCACCTGGATCGTCATCGGAATGAGGTGCAGTTCCTCGCTGTCACTGACATGCATCCTGCCTGTCGCATGGCAGATGGCCGAAAGCGTGCGCTGTGCGATCTCGACCGTGGTCGGGTTCGGGTTCACCAGGTTCAGCTGATCGAAGATCTTCCGGCCCTGATGCTGGCCGTCCAGAATGTCGAGCATTAGCCAGAGAAACTGCCCCATGCCGTTGCGGGTCACGCGCATCTCGCTCTCGACGATCTGGGCGCGGTATTTGCCTGCGGGTAGCAATTCCATGGGCGTGGTGGGTTCAACGCTGGTCGCGTCAAATGACGTATCAAAACGTGCCATAATCGTGTCCTTTCTGGTGCATTATTAAGATTGAGGCATAGCCGCCATGAACGCTTCCCAGCTGAGATCGAGCGTGTCCGGCAGGCCGTAACGGTTCTTGGCGAGGAAGGCGGGGCGCTCTTCGGTGTGCATGACACGCGCACCGGACCCGAGCGCCCGGGTCACCTTTTTGTTGAAGCCGACATCAGATTTGGCGACCGAAATCCGGTAATTCGCAAAAAGCACCACATCGGAATGCTCTTGGAGCAGCGCCGATGCGCGGGCCTGCAACTTGACGATATATCGGTCGTAAGGTTCGTGCTCGGGGCTGTCGAACCGCTTGATATCGGTGTGGGCAATCTGGATGACCACCATGCCCTTGCGATCACGAAGCGCGTTCAGCTTATCGAGATATTCGCGCCAGACGGTCAGTGCTTCAGCATAGCCTTTGCCAAAGCCCGGTGTTTCGATCGACTGCCAGCCGTTGCGTTTGCACGCCTCTGTCCAGATCAGCGGCTCTAGCCAGTCGATGCTATCCACGACGACCGTGCCATAGTCGTGCTCCTCAACCAGCAAGGCGTCGAGCGCTTCCGCCACCTCGACATAGCTGGTCGCGAGGGGGAAATGTGGAACCTGCAGCTTGCCGAGCCCATCCTCGGTCATGATGAACACAGGCCGGTCAGCCTCCGCCGCGAAGGTGGATTTGCCGACACCAGCCACGCCGTGCATCAGGATGCGTGGGGGCGTCAGTGCAGTGTTGGTGCGCAGGGATGCAAGAGAAATAGCCATCAGTGGACTCCTTCTGATTGGGGCATGGAGGGATGAGAAATCATTGGCGCAGCCTCAGCCGCTTCCGCTGTGACGGCCATAAACAGCGCATCCAGACGGTTGGCTTCACCAAGGCATTCGATGCCTTTGCGCCGCATGAACCGGCGTGCGTCATCCAGCAATTCGGGCTCAGCAATCAGAGCGGGTATGCCGACATACTCCTGCGCGCTTTCAACGAAGTACGATTTTGATCGCAACTTTTTCACCAGTGGCGCGAAGGCCTCGCAGACCTCTGCGAAATCTGACTGGCCCAATCCGTCATCGCGGTTGCGCAGGATGCGCTTGACCTCGGAAATGATCCCGGTGCGCAGCATGCGCAGCGCGCCCTCTTCGCGGGCCTGCGAACAGGTTAGCGGGAAAGCCGCTTCCATCATGTCATCGGCGATCTTGGGGGCGTTGTTGCCCAGACGGGATGCGTAATCCCAGACGCGTTCGGCAAAAGCCGCTGATTGGCTATCAAGCATCAAACCACTCCTTGATTGTTGTGAAAGCTGCCGACCCTTGCGCGATGGCTTTGGCATCGAGGTCGTGAAACGGGATATTCTGCGCCTCCCGCATGCCCTTGCGGGCAAGGGTCAGGTTGTCGTCGGAGGCCCATTCAGCAAAGGCCCGAAACGTACCAGTCACATGCTGCCAGGCCGCCTGTTCAGGTGTGGGCGGGACATAGAGAGGATTGCGCCGGCTCGGACTGCGCTGCGGGCGCAAGCCACGCATGGCCGCATCCGTCACCATTCTGCGCAGGGCTGTGCGGGTTGGTTCCTCGCCATGCTCCAAGCGTTCGTCGAGCGTGCGGCGGATGATGCCGGGATCTGCCATTTCCGCGTCGCGGATCAGCCGCGCATCGTGGATCTGGTCACGGCGCAGTCCAAGATCGGAGGCAGTCGCAGGTTTGGCGTTGAGATCTGCAACGCCAAAGTCCTTGGTCCGGTTTCCAGTGGCCACCTCACCTCGCGCTTGCGCTGCATCATATTCATCAGCAAGGCGGCGCTTTGCGGCGGCCTCGATCTCCAGCGCATCAGCCTGCGCGCGATGGGCGGCCGCAATCAGCTCGTCATGGGCGGATTTGGCCCGGTGCAGTCGCGAGGCGCGTTTGGCCGCGTCATAGGCCAGCCCTGCAAATTCACGCGCCTCCAGCACTTCGGCCGCAGTCTTGGCGCCTGCCAACATTCTGGCCGCACGGTCGATCAGGCCGGGCAGATCCCGGACAGGATCAAGGATGGGGGTCAGAGCCGTCATGTTGCACCCCCATTTGATTCAAACCGAAACTTGGGCTTGCCGGTCCGGACCGTGCGCGCAGGCTCAAATCCCTTGCGCCAGGACTCCGGCAGCGCCGTGTATTTGCGCTCGGATACCGTCAGCTTGGTGTCGATGAACTCCGCAGGGTCTTCGCCAGACGAGGCGATGTTTTCAGCGATCTGAGCGAGTTTCGCCTGATCCCAGTCGATCCGTTTCGCCAAATCGGCGATTACAGTGACGCCGCCATCTTCAAAGCGGATCGTGCCGGTGTCCTTGCTCGCCTCATTGCGGCATTCGGTGGCGCGGTCGGCGTATTTCAGGGAGATGGCACCATCGAGCCAATCCGCGACTGTCTTTGCCTGGGTGAGCTGATGATCGGCAGCATCCTTCAGCATTGCCAGCTGATCAGCAGGCAGTGCTGCGATCTTGCCAACCGGCATGTGGTGGATGTCAGCCAGCGTGATGTGATTGGGGATGTTCATGATGATCCCCTCAAGCCGCAGGCTTTGACGAGATTTCAGCCGTGCTGTTGCGCAGCTGGCTATCCTCGTAGCCTTCGACGTCTTCCAGGCGGTAAACCACCCGGCCGCCGACTTTCATGAAACGAGGCCCCTCCCCCGTCCAACGCCAACGTTCCAATGTGCGTGGGCTTATGTTCAACCGAGCCGCCAGCTCGATCTGGTTTAAATGTCTGATGGTCATCTGGTTATCCTTCGCGTTTGGTCGAATCCCTGCGAAGGACCATCGCCCATGGCGTGGGAGGAAAACGGGAGGAGCCAGGGAGGGGAGAGGGGAGGAATGCAAATCCGGCC